TATTACCTCCAGACGACCAACGGCACGACAGAGCAGCACGACACCTACCTAGAGGACTGGATCGATGGCTCGCAAGAAGACGAGGTTTTGCATGTCGCATCATAGCGCGGAGTGGCTGAGAGGCGCGGTGGAAGCGCTGGAGCGTGAGCCGAAAACGGTATACGGGCGCAGTGTACTTGCTGACTACCGCGCTCTCCTCGCCGAAGCCGAAGCCCGCGAGGCTGGCGTGCCCACGGCGGCGGACCTTGCCGTAGCGGACGAACTGGACATGCTCGCAGTTCACATCCAGGAGTACATCGGACCAGACGACGCTCGCGATGACATCCGGCGTATCTGCCGAAACCGGGCGGCGGATCTACGGCGCGGGGTGAAGCGTGGTCCCACGGCGGCGGCGGTGAGCGCGGCGTGCGAGAAGGCGCTGGTGCAAGTCGGGCAATGGGACGCCTTTACGCAGCGCGAGAAGGGGTTAATGAAGGACGTCCTCGCCGCAATCGACAAATGGAAATAGGCCCAACGGTTTCGGGAGGCGAAGTAGATGGATCGGTTAACACACGAAGATTTAGAGTCACTGCTAGTGCTGTACTCGGCACCACCGGCGACAAAAAGAGCGCACGCCGTATATGCGGGCGATGTAGCTCTCGACCTTCGAGACGCCCGCACCGAGCGCGACCAACTCAGCGCCGAGAACGAGCGGTTGAGGGGCAAAGAACGAGATGACCTGCGCGAGTGTGTGCGCGTTGGACATAAATGCCACATCCAAAACGCAGAGCAAACACACACAATCCAATGGATGCTAGGGAAACTGGAGGATAAATGCGCTGAGTGGGCGTCATCGTACTCTACCCTCTACGCCCGCGCCGAAGCCGCCGAGCGGGAGCGAGACGAGGCCCAGGCACACGCGCGGCACTGGCGCGAGGCAGCGGTAAAAGAAAACGAGCGGGCGATGGAACATTTGAACGCTGTTGCTGAGTCCCAGGCGCACGCAGCCGACCTGAGAGCGGCGCTGGATCTAGCGAGCCATCGAGCGAAGAAAGGACGCGATTAAATGAAGACCCTACAACTCAACCGCGCCGAATCCGCCGCCTACGCCAACGGACAGCGGAGGATCTGGCGGGCGTGCCGGGAGCCACTGGCAACGTACCTGAAAAATGCTGGCCGCAGCGCAAAGGTTGTCGATGGGGTGGCGTACAATTACTCCTACGAGGAGACGCTTGGGCGCTGCCCCTGGGGCAAGCCCGGCGACCGCATCCGGCTTGAGGTGCGCGGCCACTCCCTGCCGCCTGTCGAGGATACCATCGCCGCCATCACCGTCGAGCAGCGCGGCGGGCGCTGGGGATGGGTTGTGGAGGTGGGGGCGTGAGCGACTGCGACGTGTGCATTGGCGGTGAATGCGACTACGATGGATTGCCAGAGTTCCAGAAGGTAGAAATGAGGACGGCTCGTAAAGACCACAAGTGTTTCGAGTGCCGCCAAGTAATCCCGAATGGCCAACGGTACGAGGCGTTCACATGCAAGTTTGATGGAGCCGTGGAAACAACGAAGACTTGTGAGGCGTGCGCTGATATTAGGAGCGTCTATTCTTGCGGTGAAGCAACTCCGGCTTTTGGAGACATGTGGAATGCATTTCACGATACCGACGCCTTTAGTCACATGAAAATGGCTGGCGAGTGCTGGGACAAACTGAGCGCCCCGGCGAAAGCGAAACTACTTGAAAGGTGGAGAGAATGGAAAGGACTATGACCCCCGCACGCGCGGCGGAGGTGCTGCGGGGTGATGGTGGCAGCTTCCGCGAGATAGTAGCGGCGCGACTCATGGGCGCTGAGGCGCTGGAGTTGCTGCACTGGTGGTTTACGGAGGCAAACGAGCCACAACGAGAGGCAGTCAGAAGTCAACGCGATCAAGAGGGCACGGAATGGACTAGCGGCCAATGGATAGCAGTGGCGCGGGCCGAGTGGGAGAAGGAGCGCCGCGCATGACCCGCCCATCACCGCAACTCGCGCGCATCGCCGAACTCGAGCGAGTCTACGCCGACGAGTACCCGACGGCGCCGCGCGAGCAGCGGAAGCGCTGGGCGGTCGAAGGTGCGCAGTACGAGGCTGACGAGCGGGACGCGATAAAGAAAGAGGGCGCATGAAGTGGGGTTGGGTTCGGTCCAACTGGAAAAAGTGGCGCTTTGACGATGATTGGAGTGTTGTTTATGACGGCCACCGGTGGTATGTCGTTTGGGCCGGGAATTGGCTACACGAGGATTACGCGAGTGATGCGCTGGCGATCGCCGCGGCTGAAGGAAAGATGACCGACTGGAAGTTTTAGCAGTAATCCATGCCAATGCCGACGGCCTGAAAACGAAAGGGAGCAAATGAGAAAACCATGGAAACCGGGCGCCCCATGCTCGAAATGCAAAGAGCCCGTATGGGCGGAGTCCGACCGATACAGGCCGGGGCGCAGTATCTGCCACTCGTGCGGGAAGATCGAGCGGAACAAAGAACAAGCCGCCGCACGGGCGAAACCTGCGCAACCTTGCGCGGTGTGCAACTGCGTGCTCGTAGGAAACGACAAGCGGCACGCGGCGTGCAAGCCATGCCGGATGGCTGCGGCCTCGGCAGCCAATGCGGCGCGGAAATGCCCGTGCGGCACCAGCATCGCGCATCGGTCGAAGAACGCGCGATTTTGCGATAAGTGTTCGTCGCGGCAGCGGGCGAAGGGCGCGATGGCGGGCGGCGTCGCGGCGCGGCGGAAAGTGACGAAGGAGCGGGTGCCGGAGGTGGTGGCGCGGCCATTCCTGACGCTAGACGGCTTGCGGGGCGGCTTGCGGCCAGCCTTATCAGCGGTGAAGGACGCGGCGGTCTGCCCGAAGCGGGCGGCAGCGGTAGACGCGATACTGTCTCGGCGCTGGGCGACGGTGGATGGGGGGCGGGTGTGAGCGGCTACCGGGCGTTTCTCGACGGCAAGCACGTGCAGCCGCAACCATCCGGGATTTCCGGAGAGTTCGACCTGAACAGCAAGCTATTCGGCTTCCAGCGGCAAAGCATCACGCGGGCGCTGAACGCCGGCAAGTTTTCACTATTTACTGAGTGCGGGAGCGGCAAGACCGCCATGCAAGCGGAATGGGCGCGGCAGGTCTGCCAACATACGGGCGGCAACGCGCTGATACTGGCACCGTTGGCGGTGACGGCGCAAACCGTAGCGGAGGGCGAGAAGTTCGGCGTGGAGATTACGCAGTGCCGAAGTCAAAAGGACGTGCGGCGCGGTGTGAACGTCGCCAACTACGACATGCTCAAGCATTTCGACGCGGGCCATTTTAAGGCCATTGTATTGGACGAGTCGAGCATCCTGAAGAACTTCACCGGTGCGACCAGGCGACTACTGCAAGACTCGTTTGCGAGCACGCCATATAAGCTCTGTTGCTCGGCTACGCCGTCGCCAAACGACCACATGGAACTCGGCAACCACTCGGAGTTCCTCGACATCATGAGCGGCGGCCAGATGCTGATGCGGTGGTTCCTGAACGACACCATGAAGGCGGGCGGCTATCGGCTAAAAGGACACGCAGAGGCGGACTACTGGCGGTGGGTGGCGTCGTGGTCAGTGTGCATGGAAAAGCCGTCAGACCTTGGGTTTTCTGACGACGGCTGGAATATGCCCGAGTTGCGCATTCATGAGGAGATTGTTTCCGTCGATCAATCCATCAACGCCAACGGCCAACTGTTCCGGGTGGCGGACGTATCGGCGACGGGACTGCATCGGGAGATGCGGCTGACGGCGCCGGCGCGGGCGGCTCGCGTTGCCGAGATCATCGGCGACTCCAAAGAGCCGTGGTGTATCTGGTGTAACACCAACTACGAAGCCGACGAACTGATGCGCGTGATCGACGGAGCCATCGAAGTGCGCGGCGATGAGCGCACGGAGGCAAAGGAGGAAAAGCTCCTCGGGTTCACGAACGGCGCGTTCCAGCGCATCGTTACAAAGCCATCAATCGCGGGTTTTGGCATGAACTGGCAGCACTGCAACAAGCACATCTTTTGCGGCCTGTCCTACTCATACGAACAGTTCTATCAGGCCGTGCGCCGGTCCTGGCGGTTCGGGCAAACGCGGCCGGTTGACGCCTACATGGTCATCGCGGAGACCGAAGGCCCTGTCCTCAAGACGATCCGCGAAAAGCAAAAGAAGCACGAAGAAATGAAAGCGGCCATGGTTCACGCGATGGCAGCAATTCAAAACGGGACCGGGCGGCGCCAACTTGCATCGGCCGTCGGCACAAAGCAAATGAATCTTCCGAGGTGGATCTAATGAACGTGATTATTGACGAGCGGCACGGCCGCAACTGGGCGCTCTACAACGGCGACTGCTGTGAAGTCATCAAGGGTATTCCTGATGAGTCGGTAGACCTGACGGTGTTTTCTCCGCCGTTCTCCAGCCTCTACACCTACTCGGACAGCGAGGCCGATATGGGCAACTGCGCCAGTGATGAGGAGTTTTTCGCGCACTTCGGATTTCTTGCGCCGGAACTACTTCGAGTGACGACGACGGGGCGGCTGTGCGTGATGCACGTTAAAGACCTGCCGACGTACCGCAACAGTGACGGCGCCAGCGGCCTGCGGGACTTTCCCGGTCAGTGCATCGTTGCCATGGAGCGGGCCGGGTGGACGTTTCATAGCCGGGTTACGGTGTGGAAGTGCCCGGTGACGGAGCGGGAGCGGACCAATAACAACGGGCTCCTCCATAAAACCGTCATGCGTGATTCTTCGCAGATCCGGCAGGGAATGGCTGACTACGTGTTGGCATTCCGCAAGACGCCGCCCGGTGACAATCTCAGCACGAAGCCGATTGAGCGGCCGACTGGGTTCGAGCGGTATATCGGCGACGCGGCGCAAGATCCGCGCGAAACCGACCAGCACCCTTCGAAATACGCCCGCAAAGGCCGCGACGGGCGGACAAGCGTGGAGATTTGGCGGCGGTACGCGGAGCCGGTGTGGTGGGACATCGACCAAACCGATGTACTCAACTTCCGCATCGCCCGCGACGAAAAGGACGAGAAACACATCTGCCCGCTACAGCTCGGGTTGATTCGCCGGTGTTTAGAGCTGTGGTCGTCGCCGGGTGATGTCGTGCTGTCGCCGTTCGCTGGCGTCGGCTCAGAGGGGTTTGTTGCGCTGGACGAAGGCCGCAAGTTCATCGGGATCGAGTTGAAGCCGGGTTACTTTTCGACGGCCATCAAGCACCTGGAGAGCGCGGAGGCATACGCCGGTGCGCAGGGAGGTCTATTCGATGCCATCGACTGACAACCCCATCGCCACCGCCCAGCGCGAACAGCGAGAAGCGGCGGCGCGGTACATCGCGGACGGGCACCCACTGGCGGAGCTTGGCATGGGCGACTGGTTCGCGGAGGAGTTTTTGATGGAGCAGGAGTTGCGCGATGCAAGAATACAGTGCGTGTGAGCCTATCCCCGGGTTTCCATGGATTTGCAAAGCCATGCGGAGGGCGAAAGGAATCTACTATCAACCTCAATGGCATTATTTAGACTGGGAAGCCATCCCGGCTGAATTGCAAAGGCTAGAGGATAGCGTTGATACGCTAGGTGTCCAAATTGGCGCGTGGATGACGCTAGTTCGCGACCGGGGGTGCGGTGGCGGATCTTATTTGGTGCCCAAGTTCATCATCAAGTACGACCAGCCAGGGCACGCATGGGAGCCGCATTGGGCGCAACGCGGTAAAGAGGCCAAGCCATGACCCGCCCCTGGACTCTAGCCGAATCCCGCACCATCGCCGAACGGGTGATGGAGTGGCAGGTGACGGAGCACCAAGGCCACTTGTTTTTCGCCACCGCTGATCAGAAGCCGTGGTGGTTGCCTACTCGCTCCATTCCCCACTGGCCCGCCGATCCAGCAGCCGCCGCCATGGCGCTGGCGGCGATACAGATGGACGGGTGGCGCGTCGAGTTCGGCTTTTGGACGGGGGCGAGCCATGCGTTCTGCGTGCGGCTGCGGCACCCGATCACCAAAGACGCAGCCGAGGGTAACGCGCGGGAGTGGTCCGAGGCTGTGATGCTGGCGGTTTTGGCGGCGGTGGAGGGATGAGGGATGTCCATCAATACGCCGATGAGCCACTGAAGCCATATTTGCCAAATTCCATGCGGCGACTTGGGCACAAGGCAGATGGAGCGATTGCGGGGAGGCAGCGGAGCCACGTGCAGGCTGATTGGACATGGGAGGAGATGTTTATGCAGGACGATGAGGCCAGAAAAACCATTCGATATCCACGCGGTGAGAGGCCATGAGGCCGCCCGATGTTGAGTTCGCCGTCCTGGGCGTGCCAGGTCCTCAAGGCTCAAAACGCCACGTTGGCGGCGGGCGCATGATCGAATCATCAAAGAAGGTTGCACCGTGGCGTGATTCCGTCGCATGGGCTGCGCGGGAAGTCATGGCGGGCCGGCCACCGATTGACGGGCCTGTGCGGTGCCAGATGGTGTTTATCTTCCCGCGGCCGAAGTCTCGCAAGCGGACGGCGCTGCATGACCGCAAGCCGGATCTATCGAAGCTCATCCGCTCGACGGAGGACGCGCTGACCACGGGAGGGGCCTGGGCTGATGACGCGCGGGTTGTGGAGTACGTCAACACGTGCAAGCGGTACACCGATGAGATGCCACCGGGCTCGATTACGAGCGGCGCCGCGATCCGAATATGGCGGGCCACGCCATGACCATCCTCGACCAACTCAAGCGCGCCGGCGCCGTGCTGGTGCGACAAAAGAATCATCAGGTGTGGCGGCTGCCTACGGGCGGCGCTATGTGATGGCGACAACGCCTAGCGATGGGCGGGCGGGCAGGAATCAGGCGGCCGTGCTCAAGCGGCTGATGCGGGCGAAGTAGACGGAAAGAGGGAGCTAATGACACAATTTGAGAAAGTGGCGGTGGAAATCACCAAGGGTGTAGCCGTCGATAAGCAGACGGCGCTGGCGATGGGTGGCGGGCAAGCGTATGCGCCGCCACAAGAAAGCGACCAGCCAACATATTACGCGCCTCCGCCGCTGCGGACGGTTCCTATCGACCCATCGTTTACCGACCTGACCGGGAATAAATTCGGGCGGCTGACCGTGCTGGGTTTGGCAGCCGCCGGGCTAGACGGGAAGAAAAAGCGCTGGGCGTGCCGTTGCACCTGTGGAAAGTACTCTACCCATCGACCGTCCGCGCTGTTAGCCGGAAATGAGGACCGGTGCCACGATTGCCGTATTAAACGAGCGGCGACCGATGGGATCGGCGGGCGCTGCGTTGCGTGCGGCGGGTTGGCGCGATTTATGCCCTATTGCGGGAAGTGCGGTAAAGCGCGAGGGCGCGAGGCGCCTAGCGTTACGCAGATTGTGCTGAAAGGAGGCGTATAATGCCGCGCGCCCGTAACATCAAACCTGGATTCTTTGAGAGCGACGACCCGGCAAAGGTTGGGTATCCGCAGCGCCTTTTGTGGATCGCCATGTGGACGCTGGCGGACAAGGAAGGCCGCCTGGAGTACCGCCCGACGCGGCTCAAAAAGTACGCCTTTGGCTTCGATCCGGCGACCGTGGAAGACGTCGCGCAGTGGGTTCACGACCTCCACGACGCCGGGCTGATCGTTCTTTATCCGGTCGGTTCTGTCGAGGTGATCCAGTGCGTGAACTTCCTGAAGCACCAGCGGCCGCACTATAAGGACCCGGAGAGCGAGTACCCTCCTCCCCAAAGTTCCCCAAAGTTCCCCGGGATTTCGGTTAATGATAAGCCGATCATAGACGATTTCCCCAAAGTTCCCCAAAGTTCCCCGGGGAATCCTGGGGAAACGCTTGATGATACGTCAATGATAGAGGCAAATCCCGGGGAATCCTGGGGAAACGGCCTATCATTGGCCGATCATAGACGATTTCCCCAAAGTTCCCCAGGATTTGCCTCTATGATAGGGGGGGTTCCCGGTATGAATGT